TATTAGTTCCTGTGTAGTTAGAACCAGTCCAACCAGAATTGGCTTCGACATTCACATAAGGACCAGCAAAAGCTGCACCAGCGAATACGAATGGAGATGCTGCAAGAGCAGCGATTGTTGATTTAATAGACATTTAGTTATACCTTTAGTTTACTTGCGGAGTGGTTACCCGCAGATGGAGAGTCGGTTTTGCCGACTGCTTGAAAATCATAACACATGATGCAGTGCGCGTCAAGTGGGTCGTCCGAGTAATTGAGGGAGTTCCCGATTGCTATATGAGTAATTTATCATGCCCAACCCCCAAAAGTCAAGGGGCTTGTGCCAGTTGGTCAATGAGCATTTCTCATGACTCTCATAAGTTCTACTTATGAATCATCGTCTAAATCATTGTCTTCGCTTCTGAATACTAGCAATTCCTCTCCATACTCAACTCCTTCCATTTCAGGGTGAGGTGCGGGTAATACGGTCTTTTTTCTTGCTCTGGGTTTATCAAAATCTCTTAGTGTTGACATCATCATAGTATACATGAATGCAAATGTAGCTCCCAAGAGACTAACAAAGCATATCAAGTATATAAGAATAGTTATCTGCGAATCCATCTTGGTAAGTAGAATATTAGAAACGATAATGTCCAAAAGGTTATTAATGCCATTATGTGTAGTATTCTACTAGAGTTTACTATCAACCCAATAGTCACGAGTCCCATCCATGTATAGTCAAGTGTGCCATGGAACCTATACCATGTGTTTGCACCATACTTATCAATAAATTTATCTCTTTGTCTTGCGAACAACGGTGATACGTGTCGCATCATAACGAAACCTTCGTTGAAGAACATAACAAAGAATCCAATCCAAAAAATCATAGTTTTTAATTAAGGTAAATCAATGCTCCCGTCAGTCGAACGTTAGCACCAGTGATAGAAACGTCTGCTGCTCCAAGAATATCAACTTTAGCTGCATCAACATCAAAGTCAGCAGTTTTAAAGGAGGTTTTAGCAGAATTAAGAGAAAGATCTGCTGTTTTAACAGTAGTTTTTGCTGCAGTAAGATCAAGAGCTCCTGTAGTAATTGTTCCTGTTCCACCAGAAATAACTACTGCAGCACTAGCAGCATTAATAAATCCACCTGCTAAAGCAACGTTTTGAATATTGCCAGCAACAGTTTTCACATTATATGTAGCAGATCTATCCTTCACCAAAGGAACGGCAAATACACCACCACCAACAGTGACATTAGACACACCAGCAACATATTTCTTATAATCTCCAGCAATTACTCTATTAATATGACCTGAAGATACAATCGATTGATTAGATCTTGGATCAAACTGTATTGATGTTTCTTCTCCAGCACCAAAACTCATCTTCTGACCTAATACTATATCTTTCTTATTGATTTGTGCAGTGTTGATTGCAGTACCTGCCATTTCAATATCAGATTCTGATTGAATTTTGACAGATTGACCTACAAGATATAATGCCTCAGTAGCTTCAATTCTGATTATTTTTGCTTTTATAACCCTTTCTCCACCTATAGACTGTTCTACATAATCACCATCACACTTAATGTTTAATGCTTGTCCCTTTCTTGTAGGGTCATTAAACTCCATAAAACATTTATCCATATATCTATGCTGCCCACCACCCCATGCTGTGATGTTGAATTTTCCACTAGCGGCACCTAAATTAGGATCTCTTGCTCCAGTCATGATAGTAATCCTACCATCACCATGGAAAGTCATTCCATTATCAGTACCTGAAGGACCATCAAGACACAATGCTGTTGTTAATTTATCTGGAAGAACTCTTTCGTAAATAGATGCTCTTGTCCTATAACCTTTACAAAGATAACCTAACCTAACACCATCAACTTCTCCATTTGATTCATCGGCAGTTTTAGGTTTTGCAAGACCTTCATTCTTGATACTATTATAAGTTTCTTGTGTTGCTGCTGGTTGTTGTTTTGACATTATCTACATCTCCTATGGACAATCAACATAACGACCTGTACCAATCTTGGTAGAACCAATTCTGGAAAGTCCATCTGTATCTAGACATACTAATGAAGGCAACAATTGTCCTCCATACCCACCACCACCAACGACATTGATTTCTGGGAATCCTTCAAAAGTTTTTGTTTTGTCAAGCATTCTAGCACCAATTAAGAATCCATCATCATTAATGATAGCTTCTGCTAATCCTGGTTCATCATTGATAAAAATCTGTGGTTTAGTTTTATATCCAATTCCAAATCTAGTAGCTGTAAATGTATCAATAATACATCTCTTATCATTATCACTAGAACGATTCTTTTTATAACCAAATCCTGGTGAAATAACACGAATTTCAGTTAAGAATCCATTATTATCTAATAGTCCTGTTGCAGTTGCACCAATTCCTTCGCCACTAATGAATACGTATGGTGCTTCTGCCCATGGATCACCAGGATCATCAACAGGAATTTCAATGATACCACCATTATCATCAGTGATTACATCAGGAATATTAATTGTAGGTGGTTTAAAGTCATCATATACAGTTTCTGGAGAATCACCAACACCTTCATCAAAATCAGGAAGATCTAGATCTTTTTTCGATACAATCAAAACATCTGCAGTAGCTCCCTTACCTGCAATAGCAAAAGTTAGATTTTCTGCTTCTTCTACTACATCATCTTCTGCAATACCAATAGTTACTTTTGCTTGTCCATCTTCAATAATAAACTCACCAGCTAAGGATCCACCGATAATATCATTTGATGTAATACCTGTGCCAAGCAAATTATAATATAAAATAGTTCCATCAGGTACATTACTGGTGGTAATTGTGTAAATAATAAACTCATCCTCTGGACAAATAGCTCTATTAGCTACAACTTCATAAGAAGGTGTAGTATCGGATGGATCATCTACAGGATCATCTGGTATACCATCTCCATCATCATCAGGAGGAATCACTGGATCATCAGGAATATCAATTTCATCTGGATTATCTGCTGGTGGATCATATGGATCATAATCTTCCTTAATTTTAGATGGTGAAATAGTACACTTTCCAATATTCTTTATGAATAGTGATTTAATTCCACTACTATCAATAGGACTATTTTTCTTAAGAGACACATAAAATTCTTCTACTGATCTATCAGCTAATGGATCTCCAAACGTCCGAATCTCAACTGATTTTTCAGTTTCTTCTGGTTGAAAACCAACAATAGTATTTACTGATAAAAAATCTTCTCCAGCAGTTGCTGTACCTTTTCTATCTAAAGTTTTAAATGTAACAGAAGAAGCAGATCCTAGATATCCAGAACGAATTACTGTGAATGTTGCAACTTGTCCTCTGGTTACTTCAATATCTTTAATATCATATGTAATTTTTTTGATCCTTGTAGATGTGTCACCAGGACCTTTTGGTGTGTATGGTAAAGGAATACCTCCAGTAAATCCAACAGTAGTAAACTCTAATGGTTTACCAGTATATGCATCTTCACAAGTATACTGTGTATAATCACCAGGAGTATCACCAAATAAGTTATCAATGCCAGATAAAAGATTATCTAAGAAACCTTCTTCATCTTCATCTTTCTCTTCTTCTTTTCCATTAACGCAAACTTTTTTGTACTTATTACATGTTTGATCAGGACCAGTGCAAGAGATACCTAGAAGTTTAAGTACATAATTGATAGCTTGACCAATCATATTAAGTGGTTCAGCAATAGCACCAAGAATATCTTGTAAAGGTCCCAATATCTTACCAAGAATTTCATTGATTAACTGATTGATCTTAGAAATGATTCCATTTACAAACTCATCTACATGACAGATAGCAGCACGATATGCTTTATTGAGATAACTCATCAATACATTTGTTAACCATGCTATCAAACGTTCACCTAAGTCTGCCATTTGACAACCAAGGTCTTTCAAAGCATTGTTAAAAAATTCTGTTACAGGAGTTAATCTATTACCAGATTCATCTGGTGCTAAAAGTGCCTTGACTAATGAATCTACAGCATCTGATAGTAATTTTTTAATATAACCTTTGATTCTTGCTAGAAATTCAGTAACAACACTAATAGCTTTGTTAACATACACTCTACCAGTGGAAATTGCACTGTTTACTTTTCCACTAATCTTATTAGTATAATAATCTCCTATGTTACCACCATTATTTTGCACATCAGCTAACATCTGACCAACAATGGTGTTCATCTGTGTTTTTAGATCTTGATCTTTACATTTTTCAGCAACACTTTGACACCACTCTTCTTTCTTTAATCTTTCTTTTACTGCTAATGCTACAGGAATATCTTCCTTTCCATCTACTTCTCTTCCTGTAGATAAACCTGAACCTGTTCTAGCACCATCTTCAGATGTACTGGTAGTATCATCAACTACTTCACTATTTGTTTCTGTCCCATCTTTATATGGATCAGGTTGATGTTTAGCATTAGATCCTGTAATAAATGCACTTCTATTTGGTCCTGGTGTATTAATAATCTTTGTAGCACCTGGAGTTTGACCAATAGAACCCATAATAATGGGTTTTTGTTTAGCTGAATCTATGTAAAATCCAATTACCCAACAACCTTCAATTAATTGGTGACTTGCTCCACCAATATTACCTGGCATGAAAGGTGCATTAACTGGCATCATCACGGTTGCCCATGGCAAAGCAGCAGTAGGAAGAAGTTTCTTCTCTGGATCACCAGGATGATCTCCTACAATTCTTACTTTAAAACGATATCCACCTTTATTGTTTTCATCGTCATCTACAGTGCCTTCGATTTGTCCAACCCACCATTGGAATCCATCATCCCCTATACGGTGGATTGGCATTAACCGTGATAATGCTTCGTCCATATTAATCTTCGTAAATTAAACACTCAGGTTCATCTGGATGTTGATCACAAAAGAGTTCAATAGCATTAGGATCATGGTGATCTCCTGCTTCGATCTCTGCCTTGTGGTGGTCTACATAATCTTCCAACTCATGTAGTTCAATTTCAACATGACGACGCATCTGAGGATTAGTTGTAGGATCCTGTAGGATCTCTTTATCCTTCTCGATATGCTTTTCTATGCTTTCCATAAGTAAGTATCTTTCTAGGTTTATTTATTGGTTATGTTTGGACACTTTATCCTTTTGTCCATAAGAATCTCTCATCAAGCGTAGTGTTGAGTAAAACTCCCCATTTGATCCAGATGTAGGATCATATTTATGGGTTACCTCGTGAATCAAGTATTGACCACTACTTTCTGTATCCCAAGGTTCATCCTTGGCATCTTCATCTGGTAGCTTACTAACCAGTTTAACATTAATTCTGTCTCCTGCACATATTTCAGCATTCCCAGGTATTACGATAGCCAGTTTCTGGTTTGCAAGCAATTTATACCTTGCTATAGACTGTGCCATGTAGTATTTTTGCCAATCAGCAAATTTAGTAGGTTTCTTAGAACCGTCCTTTTTTTCTGGTGAAGCAGGTTCCCAGTCATTAGACCAAGTTTCATGATCTAAGTATATCGACATCATTCTACTAGGATATTCAGATAGTTCTATATCTTTTATCGGAATTAGAGAAAGAGAATCTTGTCCTCCAAGATGTGCCATATTTTCATAGCTTTCTTTAACCTTATAGACATACTCTTCGTATTGTCCTGTTGAATGATTAAAAAACGTTATAAGAGATGAATATTTTCCCCCTCTTAAAGACGCCATCATATCAACCTCAGATTGAAATACAGATTTTTTAATTGTAAATCTATCATCTGCACCATCTCCAATATTTCCTAGTCTTTCTTGATATTCCTTACCTTTCTCTTGACCCCATGCCTCTGTGTTTAATCTATCAGATTTTAAAGGACTTTTTTCATCAGCACATAGAGAATCAACTGCAAAGAAATTATATCCTCTTTTTGTCTCCCAGAAGAAAAATCCACCACTACCTTTAATTTGTTGTTCTGATTTATTATTGTTTGATGTATTTGAACTAGTCTCAAATTTAGCTTTAGGAGAAACACTCTTAGCTGCTAATTCTGCAATAATATCAAATGGTCTCGTTTTGGTAGGAATTAATTTGGTTTCTAATAAAGAAGGTTCTGAGAAGAAATTCTTTTCACTACCAATATACGCTTTATCTTTTACTAGTTTTTTAATAATTCCCTCAGGATTACCTTCCATCATTACATTAACTCTTTTAACTTCATTCTCTAAAGCTTCAGCAGATATAAGACCAAGAGTATAAGTTTGTTTCTTTTGTTGAGCATATCGATTTGCAACTTTCCATACAACCATCTCATACTTAATTCCAACATCACTTGAGTTAGTTGATATTTCAATAACTGCTTTCTCTCCACCTTTAATGGGGAGAGACCCAATTAAACCAGCACTATCAGCTACTGTTACAAGTCCCACTACAAATGGGTTTACAATAGACTCGATATATTCAAATTCTACAACAATTTTTCTAATATCAATGGATCTATCAGATCCATGTTTGAAAATTTGAAAATTTTTGAGTTTAACGTCTGTTGATGAAGAAAAATTATCCATTAGCACCTCGCTAATTGAATTGCTTGGTACCAAGAAACTCCAGCTTCTGCAGCAGTGGATCCTAATCCAACATCCACCCCTTGACTAGATTTTTGTTTTGTTGATCCTGTATCTGATGAACTAATTACAACAACTTGTGATTTGCCACTTACATCATTGAGTGATACCTCAGATGATGAAGTATTTAAAGCATCAGCACCACTTGCATCACTTCTTCTATTCAACAATTCTTCTGCTTTTTTTACTTCTTGTTGTTCTGAACGAAGCAATTCATCAAACTCTTGTCGTTTAATCTCATTATTATTTTCATCAAAGAAAGTATATTTTTTAATACCAAATTTATTATAGTAACCAATTGATCCAACACCAGGAACTTGTACACGTTGACTCAGTTTGTCGATAGATCTATTTTGAGCAAGAGCCAAAGCTTTCAATCCGCGATATTTTCTGCCCAAAGTGGATGAATAGAGATCCCCGTCCTCACCATCCAGTCCTAACATTTTCTTCAATTTTTCAAGTTGCTCAGTTTTGTCCTCCCCAGAAAGTTCAGATTCTGATAACTGTTCTAGTGTTAAACCATCCTTTAAAGGAATAACTTGATTGGGTGTTATATTAGTCTTATTAGTCTTATTTGTAGGAACACCATTAGTATGAGCAACATGTTCTTTCAAGAAAGCTACAGGATCTAAAGTTCCTGCAAAATCTCCTCCAGAACCTGATCTTCCCTTACGGATTTCATAGTGAATAACACCAGTGCGTGTTTCACCTCTAGCTACTGGAGTTCCAGGTTCAACCATGTCACCTTCTTTAACAAGAATTTCAGCACCTTCTGCAATTCTTTCAGTAACATCTAGATCTTCGTTATAGATGTCAACATACCTTCCATATCCACCTCCCCATTGGTGGTAAACCCCAATTACCTTACCACCAATTTGTGAATCAAATGTTGCATCAGGTCCTGAAATATCAAAGTCTTGTCCAGCATGTTTTCTTAATCCAAAGTTTCTAGAAGCACCATATTGTTGTGCAGCTGCTAAGTCTGCATCACCAGTTCCTGTTGGTGGTAGATTATGACCAAAGTCATAGTTATCACGATTTATACTTACAACTTTTCGGTTTGAAACATCAGTTTCATTATTATTATTATTATTTCTATTATCAGAATCCTCGGAAAAATCACCAAACGGTCTATAACCTCCTGGAAATTTGAAAGCACCAAGAATTTCCTTCAATCCTCCAAAGAATCCATCCCAACCATTTCCCCTATCATAAAATTCTTTCAAACCTTCTGCTTGAATTTTGCCAAATTGCCTTTTATTTCTTCTCTGTGCATCAAGAATACCCTCTCCAATATTAAGAGAGATAGCTTTCATTTCTTTAGACTTGTTACCACTGAGAGTAACCTCAGTACCATGAAGTTCTGCAAGATAACCAGACTCAGGACCAGTTGTTAACATACCATCAGCACCAGATGGCATCATCATATCTTTTCCAGCTAAAGCAGCATCAATACCAACAGAAGCAGCAGTACCAACACCAGGAACAGTAGATGCTGCACCAGATGCTAATTCAAGACCAGCACCAATAAAATCTCCCTGTAACGCTCTCTGAGCAGCAAAAACAGCACCTAATCCTAGTCCTACCAGTGGAATTTTCTTTCCTAAACTCTTTGCAAGTGCTCCACCAGCAACCTTACCAATTGCCTTTGCTCCCAGTTTAGCACCTGCTTTTTTTCCCATTCCTGCTAACAGTTTGCCACCCACTGCAATACCAAGTCTTTTTCCAGCTCTAGCACCACCTCTTCTCATCACGGCTCTTCCTAGTGATGCAGCTGCTGCCTTACCACCAAGACCAGCACCAGCACCACCACCTCTACGAGATCCACGATTCATCAAACCCATGCCACCTGCTCCAAGAGCCTCATAAGCAATGTTACTAGAGAAGTCTCCACCTTGTTCTAAAGAAGCTTCTTCTGCAGCTGCTAATGATTTTCTTGCTAATTTTTCTGCTTGCAGTTGCTGTTCGTTAGCAATTGTTTGCTGAGCTCTAGTTTGTGCCTGAATAGCAGCACCTAGACCCATGGTAACACCAGTCAATCTTTCAATTGCCTGTACTATTTCTCCACTACCTCCACCACCTGTAATTGCTGTTGATTTAGTAAATACACTATCATCATCATCTACTACTCTTTGTGCTGTAGTATCAAAAATTGCATTAGCAGCATCAGTTTCTGGTGATAAATTATTTCCTGAAAAATTAACAAAAGGATTTCTTGCCTTTACTGGCTCTCCACCACGATCTATAACCTCTGGATTTATTGCTGATGATGATGAACCAGTTAATGCTCTCTGTCCACCACCAGAAAGCATATTTTGTATAGGTGGTACATCATCCTTCTTCCATGAATATGGTTGTGGAGTTCTTGGACCTTTAGTCCTAATATTGAATAAAGCGTCAGTAATTCCCTGAGTTACCTTATCTCTAATAAAGTTACCTAATCTTGTAGTTTGCTTATCGAACTGCTCATCAAACTTCTTCTCCAGAAATTTCTCAATTCCAGATGGTCCTCTGTTATCTTGGTATGATGCAAATCCGTGTGCCATTATCTTTGTTTAGCTGCTTCTTGTGCTTTTTTAACATTATCTAGATGTTGCATTAGAAGACTAGTATATACTTGTCTTTCCCATGGCATCATATTTTCAATCTCAGTCAAAGAGTATTTATGATGATGCATCAAAGCAAAGTTGGTTTTGTAGTAACCCTCTAGCGTATTGTGAAAGAGGGCTATCCGAAAAAATTCGTCAATCCAGTAATTAAGAATTCTGAATCAACTCCCGTTTCAGGGTTTTTAACGGTAAATTTATGTTCTAGTCTGGGAATCTTCTCAAAGAATTGTTGAATTTTCTCAAACTGTGTATTTGTCAATCCTTCCACAAATTGAACAAATTCCTTTTTGGTGGTAGTAGAGCTATCATATACCTCCTCACCATCAAAAATTTGATCAATACAATCAGCAACAGTTTCAAGGACACCATCTGTAGATGGAACTTTGCCCATAATAGACCCACTAACAAATTCATTCCAAGCAGGATACTTCATGATAACACCAAGTTCATCAGATAACATGATTTTAGGGTCATGTCCCTTAGGTTTATTGACCTCAACTTCAGTGAGATTCATATTATACTTAACTTGCGTTTTTTCATCATCTCTGCAAGTAACGTTCATTTGAACGATTTCCCCAACAGAGACGGCACGAATTTGAAGGAAAATATATTCCAAATCAAACATTGCTAAATCTTCAAGTTTCACTCTTGATTGAATACAACCCTTTAAAAGAGATCTTACAGATTTTTCAATCTCTTTTTCATCCTGTGTTTCTAAAGCTATTAATAGTACCTTTTCCTCTTTTACTACAAAAGGACGATATTTTAGTTTTTTCCCATTTGAAGGAATTTCCAACTCATAAGTCGGTAAAACAACTTGTGGCAATGCCATTATATTAACTCCAAGGTCATATTTATATTTAGCGACTTTTTCAGAGAAAAATTGGCGGGATAAATTTTTCGACTTTTATGGAATTGAAAAGTCAATTTTGACCTGTCTGATCCATAGAGAAAGCTCTAACCATTCGTCTTGAAAGATTTGTACTACCAACTACATCAACTTCCCTCTTAAAATTCTCTAATTTTTGTTCTTCTGTGAGACCAGGAACAGACTTATAATCAAACAACTTACCGTCTGTAGCTTCACCTTTAGTAATTTGAGGAGAACTTCTAATGTCCTTCTCCATAGTATAATGTCTCTCGTATTTAAACTGAGCAGTTACCTTTGTAATTTGAGAAGATCCAAATGATAGTGGAATAGCATCAATTTGATATGGCCATGCTTTCTCCATGACATAAGTAATTGATTTTCTTTCAGTAGTAGAAGTCTTTCCAGCTTCTGTCTTTGAAATATGAATATCTCCTTGATAGTAATCCTTATATCTGACTCTTGTTACTCTATTAGGAGACATTATACCACCCATAGTCGTATTTGAAGTAAATTGTCCACCAATTACATCATAATACCAATTGTTCAAACTCTTCAATATAGTCATGTTAGCATCCAACATGAATGTGAGAGCAAATTCTGTAAAAACTCTTGTATGTGGATAATCTACAGAACCAAGACCTACCTGTAATCCTACTTGTGTTCCAGTTGCAGTATTCATATTAGGTAGCTGAGCTTCATCACAAAAAATCTCAACCAATTCAGGATCAAAATACGATTCAGCAGCTCCCTTGAATTCTACAAGAAAATTGTTGCTAAACGACATTCCACCGTTTTGACTTACTCTAGAAAGAAAAGTATTGATTCCCGCTGCCACGCTAAATACCTATGTTGGATTAATTATATTTATGGCGTACTCTGGGTATTTTAAACCTAAGAACCCGCAGAAGTACCGTGGCAACCCGACTAATATTGTTTATAGGTCGCTATGGGAACGTAAGTTCATGGTGTTCTGTGACAATAACCCTTCAATATTACAGTGGGGGAGTGAAGAGATTATCATACCATACAGAGCTCCTGATGGTAAGATAAGACGATACTATCCAGACTTTTATATCAAAGTTCGTGAAAAGTCTGGCAATCTTACGAAATATATCATTGAAGTAAAACCCAAAAAACAAACACAACCACCGAATGAAAAGAATAAACGAACTGCCTCATATCGTAATGCTGCATTAACATACGCAAAGAACCAAACTAAATGGTCTGCTGCTCGTGAATATTGTGAAGATAGGCAGATGAACTTCTTAATATTAACCGAGGATCATTTAGGAGTATGAAACAATGGCAACAGGATTCGCCGCAGTACAGCGCAATAACGTCAATCAAGACCCAGGATATCAAACATTATTTGAACGAATATCAGCAAGAACAGGTGGGGAGAAGAAACCACTCTCTTGGTATAGATCTGCTGTAAAAGCAGAAGCTAGCACATACAAGAAAAACTTTAATAAGTACATATTAAATGAGAAGAGTGATAGAGTAGGTGCTGCTGAAGAACAAGATGCTAATGAGTTACGTAAATTTACAGTAGCAGGACATCTTTATATGTTTGAGTATAAGGCAAAAATGAGATACTTGCCTTACTATGATAGATTTCCACTAGTATATGTAATCAAAGCAGGAGGAAAGAATGAGTTTTGGGGTGCAAACTTACATTATCTCTCTCCAAAGAAGAGAATTCAGGCAACAAAGAAACTAATGCAAGGAAGAATTGACATTCCTAAGAGATGCTTCCATAAATACCTAAGCCCACATGTAGAAGGGTTATACCTAGATCTAGCTGCAAGTGAATGGGATACTGCTATCCTATTACCAACAGAAGATTTTGTTAAAAATGTGAATAATATGGTATTTCCTATAGATAAATCTGAAGTATGGGAAGATACTGATGAGAACTTCTACGATAAAATCCGAGGTCAAAGAATAGTGAAGGGTTACGGAACATCAAAATCTAAGGAGATGGCAAGTGGCAAATAGATTTGCTTCAGCTCCCACAGATGGACTCCAGCCAGGTGATTGGAAGGCAGATCCTAATGATAGGACTAAGAAATTAGTCTGGAATGGAACTTCTTTTGTATCAAAGAATTGGAGGTTTGCTGCTGGAGGAAGAGAGCTTGGAATTAATATGACAAGGAAGAAGAACAAATATGCTTTAATTCCTGAAGGTTATGATGGTGTTTATTACTATGTTGACAAATCAAACGGAGATAATATCGTTGGTATTTTAGGCGGAAATCCAGACTACCAGGTAGCACTTAAAGATAAAAGAAAAGCAGAAGTAATGACGAGGATCCAAAAATTTGGAGCTCCTTCTGCTAACTGGTCAAGTGATGATGCTGTTTTAAAATATCCTTTTAAAGGAGTTATTGGTGAGCAGAGTGACTACGTATTGTTTGAATTTAAAAGATATGTACCACCATTTAGACAGAAAAGAATGCTGGAATATAGTGCAACCGATGGTAAGAAGTTTAAAAACCAGTTAAAAAAGCAATTAAAGAATTCACAAAAAGATACAACAAACAAGGATTTTAAAAAATTAGCGTCATCATATGATTACAATCAAGCTAATGAGTATAAACCTGCTGGTGATGAATTTCCATCTGTCATAATGTATATGCCAGAAGATATTTCTACTGGTTTTAGAGGTAATTGGGGTGGTAAAGCATTCAGTACAATTGGTGCAGGTATTTTAGCAGCTGCTGGTCAAGCAGGTATAGGTGATAAAATTGGAACTGGATTCAATGCTATGGGGAAAGCAGCAGAAAGAGCTCTTGGTTTAACTGCAGTTGCTTCTCTCCAGAAGGTTACTAAAATGGCTGGCGGTGATTCACTTTCTAATGATGATGTTTTTGGATCAATTAGTGGAGCAATTTTAAATCCCAACACAGAATTACTATACCAAAGTGTTGACTTGAGGAACTTCATGTTAAAATTCAAGTTAGTTCCAAGGGAAAAAGATGAGTCAAAACAAATCAATCAAATTATAAAAGTATTTAAAGCATGTACTTTACCACTCCGCAATCCAGGAATGGTAATGGGGCAAAACGATCCACTAAAATCTATCAATAATGGAGTTGTAGATGGATTTATTGGTGTACCAAACCTCTGTAAGGTTTCATTTATGAGAGGAAATGAGGAACATCCAGTTCTTCCCCGATATAAAATGCTAGCTATTACAGAAGTGGATGTGAACTATACTCCTGATGGAGCATATGCTACATATGATGACTACCAACCTGTTGCTATAGTAATATCAATTAATTTCCAAGAAACAAAAATCAACTTTGCCGAAGAAGTCATCGCAGACTATATCCGATAATGTATTTCTCAATCATACCCGATCTCGCTTACGACGAGAAACCAATCAAATATCCTTTTTCAGAATCAGACTTTACAGTTGCGAAGAATTTTTTTCGTAGATATAAAATCAATGAGGATATATTTTCTAATGTTGTTTACTTTAATAAGTATACAATTGTAGATGGTGATCGTCCAGACAATTTAGCTAATCTTTTTTATGGAAATCAGTTCTATGATTGGGTAATTCTTATCACAAATAATATGGTCAACGCACAGTATGACTGGCCAATGAATAACTATGAACTCTATAGAGTATTAGAGGAAGAATTTGATGATCCATATAGTCAGATCAATCACTATGAGATCAAAGAAGCTATAGGACACTATGCTGCTGGTTTACATGTTGATCAAACATTTTACATTGGACAGCATAAATTAAATATTGATGGTGTAATGACATTAAAAAACGGCAACGAGATTGCAAGTCCCGTTACCGTAGCTGAGTATTATCAAGCAGAGAATGAAAAGAAGAGAGAAATATTTATTCTCAAACCACAATTTCTACAATCTTTTGTAGATGATTTTAGAAGAGAAAATCTATACAAAAAAGACACCAACTATATTAGTCAGCGTCTAAAGAAAACTGGTTGACTTTTTCGGGCAAAAATTTGCCCGAATTTTTTTTGCAGTTTTATGGATTTCAATAATCGGATTTGGGACAGGCATCAGGATTCAATCTTATGAACTGATGGTTCCATCCATGTACATCAACCTCATACGATTGATGAGCTCTGGTATGTACGAGTTGTACTAATATTAAAAAACCCAGAATCATTAGATTGATCTGGGTTACTGGGTGTATTAATGCTCTTAAGTATTTCACCAAGTTTTATTGTGAGTGTTAACGTCACCTTCAATGTGGTTGTGATCTATCTCATCGATGTGAGCATGATCTACATTGATGTGGGAATCTTCAACAACCTTTACTCTATAAACAATCTTGGATTGCTTCTTTGCAAAGTGAAGATCGATTCTTTTCTTCAACCAATATAGGAAAGTAAGTACCAATATGAATTGAATACCTTCTCCCCATGACATGTTCCATGCATCATTAAGATTCATGGAAGCGGCAGCCATAGTAAATGGTGCCGCTAACATTTCTGTTCCCATTATCTAAAAATTAAACTATAATAAGCAGCAATAACTAAGAGGGTCAAACAGACCCTCTCGTATGTCCACCTCACTCTTCAGCAAGACGAGCGAAGTAAGACAGCGCATCGTCATCATCTACAACTGCTTCCTGCTTAACAGGAGAAGGTGCAGAGGCAGCAACAGCAACAGGTTCGTACTCTTCATCATCAACAGAAGGACGAGTAACAGGACGTTGACCAATGCCAAGTACCATGTTCAAACGACGCTCAAGATCCTCATAGGACTTGAACTGATCCTTAGAAGTAAATGCTTCTAACGAATGTTCTTTTTTCCATGTTGCTTCCAGTTCATCATCATCTGAACTAAGAGCACTAACAGAATCAAACTCACTGCTGTCATAGTTCCAGAAACCTGCGACTTTCTTGATCTTCAACTTGAAGTTAGCACCTTCCCAAAGATCAAAGACATTTACTGGTGTCTCATCTTGGAACTCAGGTTGCATAGCAGCGAGGATCTTATCATGGATCTTCTTACCATACTTGTATAAGAATGTCTTACCTTCGTTCTCAGGGTGCTTAGGATCCTTCACAACTAAGATGTTACTGTAGTAAGAAAGCTTACGCTTCTG